GTATAGCAGAAGCTTCAAAAGAACTTAATATTCCAACTTCTAATATTAGTAGATGTTGCAAAGGGGTTCGAGCTACTGCTGGTGGATTTATATGGAATTATGAATAATTATGATTACCCAGTTGGAAGTGATACTCCTGATGCTCCGTGGAATCAGGAGCTCAATCAAGAGGTTGAAGTACTTGCTAGTCTTACTGTTAGTATAAGTCTTAAGGTCAATATGCCTAAAGGGTATACCCAAGAGGACTTAGTAAGAGAGACTAGAAAGCAATTATCCCTCCCTGAATTAGCTAAGCATATGCAATGGGTAGAGGATGAGTTCGAAGTAATAGAGGAATAATATGAGATTGTGTAAACCATCATTTGAGATATGGAATCAAGAGGAAGGTCTTGAAGGTATCTATAAACAGATTGAGAAAGCAGGTAGAATCTGTTATGCTAGTGACCCTATTGAAGGAAAGGCTAAAACCTTTGTAGATAGAATGATTAAGTTAGGTCATGGTGCTGTGTTAGAACATGGTACTGTTTATTTGCAACTAAACAATACTATGAGTAATACATTCCCAACTACTTATAAGTATGAAAAGAATGGTTATTCTGCTGTAGTTGTTTATGAGAATAAGAGTGACTTGAGTAATAGAGGTATTCCATATACTACTTATAATATCACTACTAATTACAGGGTATTACTTCAAGGTGATTATGAAACATGGGATGAAGCTCAAGCTAATAACTATGATAAGAATTGGCTTGATGATTTACAGTATCTATGTGAACTTACAGAGCATCATGCTAAGAGAGTCACAGTACACTTTACTACTCAGATAGCTATTACCAGAGAGTATAACAGGCATAGGGTAAACTCTATGGCTGAGCAGTCCACAAGATATTGTGACTATACTGATGGTAAGAAGTTTGAAGGTGTAGGTATTAATCTCCCTGATTGGATTACTGTTCAACAAGTGGAAGATAGTTTAGTAGGTAGAGACATCATAGCTGATGATAAATGGGGAACTCTTTATGAAAGAGAGACTTATAATTGGAATGCTATTGACTGGTGGGTATGGGCTAATCAATGTTGTGAAGTGGCTTATCATAAGATGATAGGCTTAGGTTGGATACCTCAGCAAGCTAGGACTATATTGCCTTTGGATACTAATTCAGAGTTAGTACATACTGCATTTATCAGTGATTGGGAGCATTTCTTTGTATTAAGAGATGATAAACAACATGCTCATCCTGATGCTTATACATTAGCTCATCCTTTACATGAAGAGTTCATTAAAAGAGGATATGTTGCTATTTAGTTTAGGTGCAGTACTTGGTATAGTAGGAACTATTA